AAAAATCTAATAAGCATTATAAAAAGATGTCTGAATCGTTATATTCACGTATGATGTCAGAAATGCATATCAATGAAGTCTCATACAGAGAATTCAAAAAAGATCCTACAATATCACCTCAGCAAAAAGTTAACAAAGGTATTCGAGAAATCAATAACATGTTAGCTGAGATGGAAAGAGTTGTTAACAATAATTTGAAATTGAAAACAGAGATGGGTGTTGATTCATCACACTTCTGGAAGTCATCATCTAAACGAATGGGGCAGATATACGAACGTATGACTCGAATCGGAAACAAAATCAGAGAGCTATCAAAATGAGCAAACAACTATTAAGAGAACATGTATTATTTGAAGTATCACCTGACATGGTGATGGAGTCATTACAACGCAATGATGGTAAACTCATTGTAAAAGGAGTACTTCAAAGAGCTAATGCAAAAAACCATAACGGGCGAATCTATCCAAAAGAGACATTGATGAGAGAAGCTCAGAAATATGAAAAGACATTTATTTCTGAGCGCAGAGCATTAGGAGAACTTGATCACCCAGATTCATCAGTTGTTAATCTTAATAACGTATCACATAATGTATTGGATATGGAATTTAAAGGAGATGATCTGGTAGGTACAGTAGAAGTTTTATCTACACCGTCTGGAAATATCTTGAAGGAATTATTCAAATCTGGAATCAAATTAGGTATCTCATCAAGAGGTATGGGTTCTGTAAAAGAAGTTATGAGGGAAGGAGAAAATACATTAGAAGTTCAGCCTGATTTCGAACTTATCGCATTTGATTTTGTATCTAATCCGTCAACACATGGAGCTTTTTTATCTCCAGTTAATGAATCAGTTTCAAAAACAGAAAATAAATTTTCTCGAATAGATAGTATTATTCATAACATTATTAAGGAAATATAATATGGCATTGATAGATATAGCAAATACTTCACAACTTGGACCTAATAATGGTCCTGGCAGTAAAGGTACTGGTAACATGATTGGCGCCAATACTGATCCAATGGCAAACGCACAGTTAGGTAATCCTAATGCTAACAGCATTGTACATGATAGTTTAGAAGATGCAGCACATTCAAGTAGATTAGGATCATTTAATGGAAAAGGAACTCCAGGCACAGGAGTCATTGTTGATACATTAGGTAACATACCAGCAGAGGTAAATTATAATGCACTCTAGTAAGATACGAGAAAATAGTAAAAATCAGATTCGTCGTCGATTGAATGAACAAAACGAATTTGAAGCATTTTTCACTGAAATAGATGAAAAGGCAGAATCGCTTACTGATCTAAAAGATCGACTAGTCGATTATCTAGAGTCAATGACTGTGGACACAGACGATCCAATCTATTCAAGTAACATTGCCCAGAGCAGTAGATATCTTAATGCTGCTATAAAGGCGTTAAAAGGTTTAAAAACAAATATAAGCAAAATAGGATTATAATGGAACATTTTGAAAACAAGCTATTGAAAAGCATTCTGACTGAGTCAGAGCAAATGGACAAAACGCAACGTGATAATTTTCTTAAAACAGTTGCAAATTTCAAAGCTATTGGCGAATCAGTATATGGCTCAGCTGACTTACAGGAAGTTGTTTCAAAAATTTCAGAAATTGTAGAGCAGGCAGAAGTTTTGACGATGCAAGAATCAGAGCATTGGTTTGACAATGTTACTGTATCTCGTCACATGAAGCAGTTGAAAGAGGCATTCAAAGTTTTTGAAAAGACTGCCACAGAAATGAACACAATGCAACAACGATTGGAATCGGCATATGATGACATGGGCGTTGTATTGAACCGTTATTATCAAGTAAATAATTCATTGAATGAATTTTTAGACGACGAATATTAGGATATTCGATAAATTGTTATTATATTAATGTTATATGAAGAAGTACCACAAACGTAGAAAAATGATCAATCCAGGACATTCAACAAGTGTCCGAGTCCCTAAATCAAAAGATGGACAACGTTATGAGCTTGAAGCTGCTATCAAGGAGTTCAAGCGACTCACCAAAGAGTCAGGTAAACTACAAGAAGTTCGAGAACGCAAAGAGTTCAAAAGCAAATCACTTACTCGCAGGGAACAAATACAGAAAGCAGCATATCGGCAACAACGTCGATCAGCTGCTATAAAATAGTTTTTTTGGTTGTTGCATCATATTTATTGCTGTAACATGTAGTGTGCAATTACACTATCTCTGATCTAATCACATTTATTTTTATTGAGATTACAAATAATCTCATTTCCGTATAAAATATAAGGGAAATATCATGGCAAATGATTTATTGAAGCAGGCTATTGCTGATGCTAAAGCTGTTCGTGAGACTGCGCTAGCAAATGCAAAATTAGCCTTGGAAGAAGCATTTACTCCAAGAATTCAAAGCATGTTGTCCAACCGTATTGCCGAAGAAGAAGAAATGGAAGAAACTAAGGATTCTGAAATGGAAGAAGGCATGCATGGCGACGATGAAAAGAATGAAGGTATGCATGGCGACAAAGAAATGGAAGAAGGCATGCATGGCGACAAGGATGAAATGAAGGAAGAAGAAGGTATGGAAGCTCCTGTAGAAGCTCCTGCAGAGGAAGCTCCTGCTATGGAAGAAGAGGAAGATCTAGATGAAATGGAACTTGAAGCTATTATCAAAGAGCTTGAAGAAGAAATGGAAGAAGTAGATGAAGACCTAGATTCTTCAGAAATTGGCGCAGGTGACAACAAAGTAGATCTCGACGCTACTTCCACAGAAGATCCTGGAGAAGGTGATCTGTACGAAGGAGAAGAAGTTGATCTAGAAGAAGTTATCAAAGCTCTTCGTGAAATGGAAGAAGGTAAGCATTCAGATATGGAAGAAGGCGAGCATTCAGATATGGAAGAAGGTGCTCATGAAGACAAAATGGAAGAAGGCGAGCATTCAGACCTTGAAGAAGCTTATGAAGTTATCAGATTTCTCCGTTCCAAAATCAATGAAGTAAATCTTCTCAATGCAAAATTGTTGTTCAGCAACAAATTGTTCCGTAATCATTCTTTGAACGAATCTCAGAAATTGAAAGTTATTGAAAACTTTGATCGCGCATCAAATATTCGCGAAGTTAAATTGATCTACTCTACATTAGCTGAGTCATTCGGTTCTGGAAAAGTTGCGAAAAGAAAACTAAAAGAAAGTTATGCATCTAAAGCAAGTGCATCGACTGCTCCTAAAAAAGTATTAACAGAGGGCAACGAACTTGCGGCAAGATGGAATAAATTAATCACATATAATCGATAAGAGGAAAAATACGATGAATATCAATTCTTTATTACCTCAAGATGCTAATGCTAATCAAACGGCTGTATCTATCCAACTTGAGAAAAAGTGGGAAAGAACCGGTCTTTTGGAAGGCATCGGATCTGAGGTTGAGCGTAGAGGCTTGGCAGTTCTCCTTGAGAACCAGGCTAAGCAACTCGTATCAGAGGTGAACAATACTGGAACTGCTCAGAATTCTGAGGAGTGGGCTGGTGTTGCTCTCCCATTGGTACGTAGAATCTTTGCTGAAATTGCAGCAAAAGATTTCGTTTCAGTACAACCAATGAACCTGCCATCAGGTCTTGTGTTCTACTTAGATTTCAAATATGGTACTGCTCAAGGTACTTCTGCTGGCACTGCTGGTGGTAACGACTTCCTAACAGGTCAAGGTCGTACATCTCAGGCAGACTCAGTATTTGGTATCACTAATGCTGGTGCAAACGGTACTTCAGTTCCTGCCGGTACTGCTGCTACTGAAGGTCTTTACGGACCAGGTCGTTTCGGATATTCTGTAAACGATTATTCTGCATCAATGGGTGTATTAGCAAATTCAGTAACATCTGCAAGAACAGGTTCTGTAGCTGTAGGTACAACTACTTTCTCTAATGGAGGTAACTTGAGTCAAGAGCAATTCAACTGGTTCACTAACTTCAATTCTGAATTTTCTGCGTCTGTTGTTTCTAACAGCCAAGGTCCATTCACAGTATTAGCTATTCCTACTGCATCATTAACTAACTATGATAGCAATGGTATTAGAGCATTCAACGTCGAAGCTGCTGCAGGAACTTTAGAAGGTGTATTCCCAGAATTCACCAAATTGTTAGGTGGCGGAAGTCATGTTGGATTCTTATGCGAGTCAGCTGGTTCAGATCTTCAATCTCCAGTTGTTCTTTATCACAAAGCTCCGACGGATACTACCAGAGGCGACTTTGAAGATGATCAAGCACCTGATGCTGCTACAAGAGGCGGAGCTGATCTACAGATTCCAGAAATCAACCTTGAGCTGCGTAGTGAGGCAATTGTTGCTAAGACACGTAAGTTGAAGGCTGTATGGTCTCCAGAATTTGCTCAAGACCTTAACGCATATCACTCAATTGACGCTGAAGCAGAATTGACTTCTATGTTATCTGAGTACATCTCCCAAGAGATTGACTTAGAGATCTTAGACATGTTGATTCAAAATGCTCAGACAACTGAGAGATGGTCTGCTACTATCGGTCAGGAGTATGATGCTGCTACAAATGCATTTGTATCTAATAACACTGCTGCTCAGGCGTACAATCAAGGAACATGGTTCCAGACTCTTGGTACGAAGATTCAGAAAGTTAGCAACAAAATTCACCAGTTAACATTACGTGGTGGAGCTAACTTCCTTGTATGTTCTCCAACAGTTGCTACCATCCTTGAAAGTATCCCTGGATATGCTGCTGACACAGATGGTGATAAAATGCAGTTTGCAATGGGAGTTCAGAAAGTTGGAGCTATCAACAATAGATTCCAGGTTTACAAGAACCCATATATGACTGAAAACACCATCTTAATGGGATATAGAGGTTCTCAGTTCCTTGAAACAGGTGCTGTGTATGCTCCATACATTCCATTAATCATGACTCCATTGGTGTACGATCCAACTAACTTCACTCCACGTAAAGGTGTAATGACACGTTACGCGAAGAAAATGGTTCGTCCAGAGTTCTACGGAAAAGTATTCGTTGATGGTTTAGATTCTATCTAATCGTTAGCTGAAATTTTTTCATGAGAAAAGAGGGGTGTCTTAGGGCACCCCTTTTTTTATGTTCATATGCTTATACAATATTTATTAGAAACCGATAAGATCGGCAAGTATATGGCAAAACAAAACATTGACAAATCAGCCCCGAAAGGCGCTGTCCGTTTCTCTGTCACATTATCTGAAGAACAGAAAGCAGCGAAAGCTGGGATATTGAATAAACCTTATAACTTTGTGTTAGGTAAAGCAGGATCAGGTAAAACTTTATTGGCCTGTCAAATTGCTTTGGATCTTTTGTTCAAACGTGAAATCAATAAAATTGTGATAACAAGGCCTACGGTTGCCACTGAAGATAATGGTTTTCTACCAGGCAGTGAACGTGAGAAGATGGAACCATGGTTAGTACCAATCAGAAGCAATATGCGTAAAGTATATAACAAACCAGACATCTTGGAAAAACTTGAAAGAGAAGAAAAGATAGAACTTGTGTCATTGGCTCACTTCAGAGGTAGAACATTTGACAATGCAGTTGTGATAGTGGATGAGTTTCAGAATCTAACCAGATCACAATTATCTATGGCAATAGGTCGTCTAGGTAAAGACAGTAAAATGATATTCTGTGGCGACACATTTCAAATAGATCTGAAAGATCCTAACTATTCAGCATACCATGATATGAGTAAATTAACCGGGTCTAATTATGTGTTTAAGACCGTTTTAAAGGACTCTCATAGACATCCGGCGATTGATGAATTGCTTACCATACTTAATGGTAGTTACTAAGTTAAAACTGCCATATTTATATAAAAATAAACTATGGCCGCAGGTAAATACTCATTTGTTATTGAAAAAGGTGCTACGACACAATTTGAGGTGCAGTATGTAGATGCCAATAATACACCTATAGATCTTAGTGGTGTTACTGCTAGAATGCAGATTAAAGATACTAGGCCAGGAGAAACTGCTACGACATACTTATCATTAACATCTAGCTTGTCACCTGGCGTATCATACATTAATGATGTCAGTGGATCATTTTTAAGTATTTCAGGAAGTGATTTGAATGTTCCTTTATCATCAGGCAGTATTGGAGTTTATATTGGTTACGGAGCATCTGATAGTTTCACATTTACAAAAGGTGTGTATGATATAGAATTAACATCAGGAAATATCAGAACCAGATTGCTAGAGGGTAATATAATAGTTAGAGATCAAGTAACCACAATATAATATGAAGACATCAATATCACAAAACAAAGTAATTGTCAAAGCTAATGGAGTCGTTGGCCCTCAAGGACCAAAAGGCGGATTTGAAACTGCCTTTGAAGGCGATGCGGGTATCATAGGATCTTTAAATA